TGCTCCATTAAAATCATCATACAAGGTTTCAACTTTGGTGCAAGCACTTATTTGCACAAAAGTTTAATTTTATTCTGGGCGTCCTCGCAGCCGTTGCCGATGATCACCGTGTCGCCGATGCTTTCCAGATACGCAATCCAGTCCTTTTGAACCGGCGAGATTTTTCCGCCCTTCTCGCGCTTCATTTCAATCCAGCATCGCCACGCCGGGATATATAAATCAGGCACTCCGGCGCTGACGCCTTCCGCCTTCAGCTTCGCGCCTGTCGTGCGGCTCCGCTGGCCGCCGTTGGGGATGGCAAATATTCGCACGCCGCGATGTGCCTGGCGGAACCACATTACCAATTCGCGCTGTTCCTCATGCTCGGTTTTCATCCCAGTCCCTTCTTGTCACGCGGAAGAATTTGCCATCTTTTTTGAATTTAATCGCCATCGGAGGACGTGCTTGATTTAGATCATGCGCTACATCGTCTAGCGTTTCGTTTCTCATTACGTCACCGGCCTTCGACATCATAACCAAGCTGGCAAGCAGGGTCCGCGCCTTCTGACCAGCATAGCCGTCGTGCATGACCGTCAGGTATTCGTTCACCGGCTTGTCCGATAGCGCGCCATAATAGGTGACCATCAGCATTTGTTTGCCGCTCGTGCGGCTTATATGTTGCCGCCATTGCCATTCGGTCACAGGCATCTCTTGTGCATCTATGCCCATGATGTCGTCATGGTGGAGTTTTTGCTTCGGCGGTTTTGGCACCGGGAACGGTTCGCCACAAGCCACGCATTCCTTGGCTGATATGTGGTTCAACTCATTGCAGACATCGCAGACTTTGACCGGAGGCTCGCCCTTGCCTTTGCCTGACGCCTTCTTTGGATTGACCGCCGTGATGGGGCCATGCGTTTGCACCACTCCGGCAAAGTCCAGAACAAGGCAGTGGTCAGTGTGGCTCTTGGGCCGCATTCCGCGACCTGCCATCTGCACATACAGCCCGGTCGATAGCGTTGGCCGCAGCATGGCAATCAGATCGAGGTCAGGGTGATCGAACCCGGTCGTCAATACGTTGGCGTTCGTCAGCGCCCTAATTTCGCCAGATTTAAAACCGGCAATAATCCGCTCTCGTTCTGCCTTCGGCGTCGTCCCAACTATGCAGGCCGCAGTTATCCCCCGAGCCGCGAGAATTTTTGCCACGTTCTTCGCGTGCTTGACGCCAGCGCAGAAAAACAACCAAGACCGGCGATCACCAGCCAAGCGGATCACCTCGTCAACAGTCGCCGCATTATTTTTGTCTGTGTCAACGGCGGCTTGCAGTTCGCTCTCGATATATTCACCGCCGCGCTTGTGGACGCCTTCAACCGAAAGCTGATGCGCGGTCAGCTTCGACCGAAGCGGTGCAAGAAATCCTTTGTAAATCAGTTCTTCGATGCTGACCGGCGCAATGATATCCGCAAATAGCGCCGGTTCGTCGGTGATATATCCGTGGCCCAAACGGTATGGCGTAGCTGTCAGCCCGATCACCCGCAGCGCCGGATTGATCGCCGTCAGGTCGTCAATCAGCTTGCGGTATGATCCCTCGTTTTTATGGGAAACAAGATGGGATTCATCGATAATAATTAAATTAACGTGGCCGATCTGATCCGCTTTGTTTCGCACCGATTGAATACCGGCAAACGTAATCGGCTCGCCAATATCTCGCCGCCTCATGCCCGCCGAGTAAATGCCGAGCGGCGCGTTGGGCCAGTGGCCCAACATCTTCTCGGCGTTTTGTTCAATCAACTCTTTAACGTGCGTCAGCATCAGGATGCGCGTCTCAGGCCATGTCTGAATCGCCTCCTTACAGAGCGCCGCAACAATATGTGACTTGCCCGATCCGGTCGGCAGTTCAATGCACGGGTGACCCTTGTGCCCATCCGCGAACCACTTGTATAGCTGGTCGATTGTTCGCTGCTGGTAATCACGGAGCTTGGTCATATCTCGCCCCCATAACTTCGGAGTAATCAAACACGCCGTGGAAAGCGTCGTTAAATTTTATGTGTTCGTCCCCAAATCTGACAACATCCGCATCATAGGTAAAAACGGTTTTCGGCATGGAACACTTGCCGTTTATGATGTCAGCACCAAGATCAGTTACCCGCCAAAATCCTGAGTGTTTATTTTTGGTGTCGTTGTTTTCCTTTCTTTCGATCAGCCCCCACCACCTCACAGTTGGCAACTGGTTTGATCGAAGAACTTGGGTCGGCGCTGTGTTTGGGACATCAACAAAATTTTTCCCGCCAGTATTCCACAGCCACAACAACGACCAAGCCATCGTCTTGTTAAAGTGTCTGGAATATATTTTCCCAAATCTGTTGCAGCAAGGGCAGCGCCCACCGTCCGCTGCTATTGTAGATTCCCATTTTTCAATCGCTTCTGAAAGTGTAGTCTCCATCAGACCACCCCCACAACCGCTGCACCTGGAAATGTCTCGCGCACTTTCCCAACAAGTTTATCCGCGCACGCCTCGCCGCCGACAATCAACTCTTTGCTGCTGTAAACGTATGCGTCACCCTCACCGTTGCGAACGTCTTTGCCGTCGATCTCGTATACCGCTTCGTGCGGATCGTTACTGTCTTTTTGAGGCCACGGCACCATGTCTGGATGTAGCACATGACTGTCGCAGCCTGTCGCCTGAAACTCTAGTGGAATATCCTTTGCATCCCAACGGGCGCATGACCAAGTGCTGTCCTTCTCCGGCGTGGCGTGAGCGCAAGTCCGGCAATTAACTTGCTGAGTTAATCGACGCTCATGGCAGAAGCTGTGCGCCGGACACCACTTGCATTGATACCAGCTTGGATCAGACGAGAGGGGGTCAGGCATACGTTCCGCCAGTGCGACTCGGTGGCCTCGATCTCGCAGAGCCTCCGCTGCTTCCTTGTCGAATTTCACGCGCTCAGAATACAGGCGGTCGTCGTCTTTGCAGACGGCCAGGTAAAGCGCACGCTTGATTCCGGTGCCAAGCATATACAATTGCATCTGCGCCCAGTGCATGGGCTTGCTGGCTTTCACCTCTTTCTTCACAAGGTCGTCAAATGATTTTTTAGCGTGAGTTTTAAACTCCGCAACGTGTCGCGTTTTCTCCGCGCCTGGAACGCCGCCCTCGATAGTGCCGTCAGTCGAACCGCTAACGTGCGACCCCAGATCAACGTGTTCTTGATGGCTTGAGAAATTGACGCCAATGGCCTCCAAGTCTTCGATAAAGTTGGCCTCTTCTTTATGCCCGCGCCGGAACAATCGCAGAATGCGACCTTGGAATTTCTCCTTCACCGCCCAGCGGAAAGATAGCCATAGCCAGCGTTCGCACGGGTGTCCCAGTAGGGAGCAGCCGAGGTGGCCGCGTGGTTCGTCCGGCTGACTAGCGTGGTGTTCGTCAATCAGATTGGCGATGTTGTGGATTGGTTCTGGTATCTTTGCCATAGCGAAATGGCCGGGAGTTTCCCCCCGGCCTTCCTTCATTTTGCCCAAGGTGCTGTAGCTGATTTAGCGGCTTTAGCGGCTTTAGCGGGTGGCGCAGCAGCAGGTGCAGACACGGGCGGCGTCGAGCCTTCAATGGCCTTAAATCCCCGGACTTCGTTTCCAGGCCCATAGTTAGGATCGTTCCTAACCGTGACTTTGATAGAAAGATTTCCACCAAGAAGCTGATCGGTGTCATCGAGTTTCTGAACGCCAATGGCACGCATAACTTCGCCCAACTGTTGCCGACCGATTTCTTCAGCTTTAGGATTAGGATTGCTGGTGTTCAGGTTCGTGAAGACCACCCGCCCCTGATGCTCCGGTCCAGTGATGTCGAACCGGACAGAGATAAATTTTCCTGTTCCAGCCTTCGTATCGCGAAGATTTGCGTTCGTAATGGAGGCTGTGTACCATCCCGCAGGGACAGGCTCAAACTCGCGCTTCTCTGCTTCTGGAATGTCGTTGATATCGAATGTTTCGCCAAGAAAACCCATAGTATTTACTCCTGAGTGATTTGAAATGATGCCCGACCGGGCTTTGTCGTAATGCCGCCCAGTAACGGGTCGGTGATGGATTTGTCTGCGTTTTTCCACGCAGCCATGTTTAGTTCCGGTTTCCAGCGAAACAGGCTGGACAGGTGTTCTGTCGATCCCTCCTCTGCTGCGATGTCTTGTATGCGGTCGGCATCAACCTTGCGGCTCATGCGGCCCGTGATTTTGATTTTGTAACCGCCGTCCGTTTCTACGTTCTCCGTTCCCTCCATGTTTTCCGCTATTCCGGCCAGTGAAAGAAGTTTGTCTTCAAGCTGCCGGCGGCGTTCGATGGCAGCAAGTTCGGCGGATTTTGCGTCAAGCCAATTTTGCGCTAGGTCGTCAATCATTTTGCACCTCCTGCTTTTGCAATGATTTCGCTAAGGTCAGGTGATTCCCACGCTTCTACATTTTTGACGCGGCTTTTAGCCTGCCACACACCATCCGTCGCGCACATCAAACCGCGCTGTGTCGCGCCATCCGCGTCCTTTTCAACCCGCAAAGCGGCCACAATGTCGAACTGATATGGCAGCGCCTGGCCAGTTTTGTTGCCCGGCATAGATGGGCTGTAGAGCATCCGCCCGAGTTCATCTTGAGATTTCTCCAGCTTGGCGGTCATAAACACATGCGCAGGAAGATCGCGGAATAACCGGATGGCCTCCGCCATCACGGTTTGCATTTCGCCATATGCAGCGCGAGGGTCTTTGTTTACTTTCTTCTCGTGGCCCAAGCAGACCTCCGCGATCTCGCTGATGCTATCGATGGCCACGCTTTCAAACTGCTTGGCCTCCTCGCTTTCGGTCAGCCAAGCGTAGGCTTCCCGCAGCGTTTCCATGCTTTTGATCTCAACGAATGGAATGTTGTGATCCGAAATTGAGAGCAGACCACCTTCCGCCGATAAGATGACCGGGCTGGGCAAAGTCGGAATCAGAAATGTCTTGCCTGTTCCAGCCGCGCCGTAAACCAGCATCTTGATGCCGTCGTTCACAACACTGTTGGTCGATTGTAAATTGATTGCCATCATGGCCTCCGATTAGTGGTTTGAGATTGAGTAGCTGACCTTGATGCCAACTGGCTCTTCAGGGAAAAGTGCTAAGAGGCCATCGGTGATCGTCTTCAGATGGTGTGGCTCTGAATACGCAGCGCATCGTATCGTCAGACAGCCTATTTCCGATAGCTTATGCTCCCCGCCGTCCCAATCGCCTGGGTGACGCTCTGCATCAATAATTCTAATCTTTATTCTTTCCATTTTAGTTCTCCTTTTAATCGCGGTCGGAGTATCCGGTTGCGATTTCCTATTTACATAATACCAGATTGGAGGTATGTGTAAACAGTTAATTCAACGAAAGGACAAAACAATGACTACCGAACAAGCAATCGCATTCTTTGGCGACCGGAAGAAGATGGCCGAGGCGCTCGACATCGGGTTGCACGGCACATATCGCTGGGACGAACACCCGCCGATGCTGCGCCAGTTTCAAATGGAGCGACTAAGCGATGGCGCGTTGTTGGTTGAAAGCGGATTATAATTGAGGAGGATGAGTGATGCGTAAGGGACAAAGGCATCGTGACGTAGGTGGACCACTCGCAGCGCGCGTGGGGGATGTTGGACCACTGCTATCGACAACTTTGCAAGTGCCTTTAACCAGCCACAACAGCCGCCGAATACAGTCCTTGGCGAAAACGCTACGCTCACTATCAATGCTGGCGACGACGGGCAAAATGCGCGTAACTGTTAAAATAGGTTCGTGTAGATACCCGGTCCCCGTGGATGTTTTTGTTCCAATCGTCCAGGCGCTGCACAAAGAGTTTACGTCAGTCCCGGACCATAGAGACCCTGACAAGAAGGTTGGCGGGTGGTGGCAATCACGGGAGATAAAGGGGATTATTAAGTACATGGGCAACGTGCTTGCCAGAAACCGTAGCTTCAACAACCCGCACTTTGATTTAGTTTTATCACGGGGGGCACTGAACGTGCTGAAGGCAGATTACGCTCACAAGATGGAGCGCAAAAGTGATGAAGGGGGAAATAAACGTGAGAAACCGGCATTTATCTGACTGCGCTATCTCCGTACAAAGGTTTTATTCCCTTTGGAACGCCCCGGAAGAGCCGTGTGATTCTGGCGGAAAGGGCAATCTGACGTATCACAAGCCGGACGCAATTCTCACCACGATACCTCACGACGCGCCCGCAGATTGTACTTGCGGAGCCACCCGCGAAACTAAACAGGGAGACTACCATGAGCGAATTTGAAAAGCAGGGCGATGTAAAGGACACCCTGGCAGAGCGAGAAAAGATGCACGGCGATTATCTGAAAGTGGCCACCGTGGCGCAATCTATAAAGGATGCGCTAGATTGGCAGCAGGGAAAACTCAGCCCAGCCCAGCGTGAAAGCCTCGACCTGATAGCCACAAAGATGGCGCGCATTGTCTGCGGCGACCCCAATATCATCGATCATTGGCTAGACATCGAGGGCTACGCTAGACTGGTCCGAAATATATTGGAGGAACAAAAGTGACAAAAGTAACCGAAATCTTCGGCGGTCCGTTTATTCCATCCAGCAAACAGGTCGATCCGCCTGAGTTGCAATTAGCCGACGCCATGCGATCTGCCGGCATCGACCCGCCTCCAAAATTAGAAATTGACGGCCAGTTGCACAGATTTTCAACCAAAGGTCGCAAGCGCGATGATTCCGGCTGGTATATAGCATTCTCAGATGAGCCGGTGGCCGGTCGATTCGGCTGCTGGCGCGATCAGATCGATTGCGTGTTCAGAGCCGATATTGGCCGCGATCTGTCACCCGCTGAGAATATGGCAATTGTGCGGCGCCAATCGGAGGCCAAGGCCGAGCGCGAGAGGGAGCGGGCCAAGAAGGCAGAGGTCGCAGCCAGCACAGTCGAGACAATTTGGCGCGATGCCATAGCTGCCAGCCCCGACCACCCTTATCTGAAAAAGAAGGGCATCGAGCCGCACGGCGCCCGATTGACCGGCGATGGTCGGCTGATTGTGCCTCTTTTCGCAGAAGATGGCACACTGTCGTCTCTCCAGTATATCTCCGAGAAGGAGAAGAAATATCACCCAGGCGGCACGACTAAATCATGCAGTTGGACGCTGGGCGAGGTAACGCCCGGCCCGATATTCGTGGCCGAGGGCTACGCAACAGCCGCGACCATCCATGAGGTATCCAATCGGCCCTGCGTGGTTGCCTATAGTGCAAACAATTTGCCTCTAATTGTCGGCCAATTGCGCGAAGTGCACGGCCAGACTCAGGAAATCGTGATTGTGGCAGATAATGATGAGTCCCGCGTCGGTCGCAACAAGGCCGACGAGGCTAGCGCAAAATACGGTGGCCGCATCGTCATGCCGCCTACCGATGGAGACGCGAACGATTATCAAAAGGCCGGTGAAGATCTGGCCGGATTGCTGTTCCCGCCTGTTGATGACTGGCTCGTCCCGGCAGATAGTTTCTCGGAACAGCCCGCCCCTATCCGCTGGCAGGTCAAACACTGGCTGCAATCGCAAGCCTTGATAATGGTTCACGGCCCCAGCGGGTGCGGCAAGACCTTCCTTGTTCTCGATATGGTCCTGTCGGTTGCGTCCAAAGGAACAATACCAGATTGGTGCGGAAAGAAGGTCCGGCACGGAACAGTCGTATATCTGGCCGGTGAGGGCCATCACGGCCTTCGGGGTAGGGT